AGTAAAGAAGTCGTTAGTTGTAACGTCTCCTGCTTTAAGTTCTGTTGTCTTAGCTTTTAGCTTTGCTGGTCCTGTTGGTTCTCCGACATTAACTCCGTCAACGGCTTCGGGTCCCTTTTCATCCGACGGAGCTTGTTCCGTGGTTTCGGTAGGCGCTTGCTCAGCTTCTGGGGCTTCTGGTTGGGCTTCAGGTGCTTCTCCTTCTAGAGCGTCATTGATTTGCTCAGGAGTCAGTGCGTCTTCTTCTTGACCAGCGAAACCTTCATCGTAGATTTCCTTGGTCAAAGCATTTGTATCTTCACCTTGTAACTGCAGTGCGTCACGGATTGCTTCGCCTGGGACGTAAGCAACGTACTCTTCGCCTTCATCTGTTTCAGTTGAAAGCATTCCATAACCAGGCATCTCATTTCCTGGCTCAAGAGCGCGACGAAGTTCGCCCTTCAAATCTTCTGTGTTGTAGAAGCTAGCAATATCTACTGGGTCGTAGTTAAATCCTTCAGGAGCATCCTCTGGCAGTACATACTGGTCCTTATCAAAAGCATCAGTAGAAAGTTCTGAATAGTCTGTTGGAACATCAAAAGAATCATTCTTTGGAAGATACTGTGCGTACTCGCCAGTTTTAGCGTAGTTATCTTTCTCTTCATCAGAAAGACCATCAAGTAGAGCTGGGAGTGTAGTTACATCTCCGCTTGTAGCATCAGGAGCAGCTTCTAAATCTTTACCAAGCTCTGCTTTAACATCTTCTGAAACCTCTGGAGTTGCATCTCCTGAAGGCTTTCCATAAATTTCATCAAGCATTGCATCTGCATCTTCACCCTGCTCTTTAAGAGCGTTGTAGATTGCTTCTGCTGGAACAATTTCATCGCCATCTTCAAATGTAAGAGTTCCATAACCAGTTGCAGGGAATTTCTTTGTCCCCTTAACACCATCTTCTAAAGCTTTCTTTAGGTCTGGTGTTTCAAACTTCTGTGCAAGTTCTGCTGGGTCATCAGTAAAGTCAGATGCTTCCTGCCCATCAACAGGACCTTCTGGTGTGTAATCGTCACGGTCTACGTTGTAGTAGCCCTCTGGAATCTCAGAAGTTGCAGCTGGTGCTTTTGGTGCAACATCTTTTGCTGATGTTCCATCTGCATTGCGAACTACTTCACCAGTCTCAGCGTCAACAACTGTGCCATCTGGAAGCACCATGTGGTCTTTAGCTGGGTCAAGCGGATACTTTCCGCCCTTGGCTTCGTAATCTTTAAGAGCCTTCTGATACTTCTTCTGGTCCTTCTTAAGATTCTTACCTGAAGACTTAGGAATGAGTTCGCCTTCAAGACCCTCTGCTGGGGTTGCAGTAGGTGTTCCAGTCTCTTCCTCTTGATCATCATCGGCCATCTTCTCTGGATTTGGAAGTTCATTCTTCTCAAACTTTGGCTCGTCCTGTGCAATGTAGTCCTGAATATCAGACCAACGCTGTGCAACAGCAAATGGACGATTCTCATCCTCGCCACGGCGAGATACAAAGTAGACAGGAAGATTTGGATCTAGTGAGCCATTCTTTCCTGCTCCTTCAGTAACAACGTTCTGTCCTTCACCTTCACGTTGCTGAGCTGCTTCGAACTTATCTTTTGCAGCAGCATTAGGTGTAGAAATTTTGATGACATCGTATGCATCATCGGTGTACTTAGTTCCAAGGTCAATCTTGGTTCCGTAATAATTTGTGTCAGTCTCACTTGGAGACCAGTTCTCATCTTTTGTAAAACCAGATGGTGCATCAATCTTTACAAGGTCAGACTCTTCAACAACTGGGTCGCCAGTCTTTGCTTTTGCAGGAGTCTTGCTGTATCCATCTGGACCCTGAGCAGACTTAAGAATTGCTTTAACACCCTCTGCTGACTTTGCAGGAATGCGAACAAGAGTGCCATCTGGCAATTCCATGTCAAAGGTATCGCTGGCACTATCTGTTGCAACAGCACGACCAGTTAGAGATTGAATTGCTCCAGTAGCACGACGGATAAGTGCACGGAGACCGCCACCCATCTCAGCAAAGCGACCCTTACGGTCACGACGCTGGCGCATAGCACGAGCAGAACGAGCAGCAGATGAGTTTCCATCACCTAGAGCTGCTAGAAGTGCATAAGAAGGAACAGAGCCTTGAGGCAAAGACTGTAAGCGAGCAATTGAATACTCATACTCAGCAGATGCTGGGTGACAAGTTAGAGCAGAGGAAAGAACTGCACGAATTGAATCATCTTGAATTCGAGGGTCATCAATAATCCAACGAGCACGGTGCTTCATTACCTCAGCGGTTGTGAAGTTGTGCTTACGAGTTGAACGTGGGTGAGAGATTGGTAGAAGGTCTGTGTTGTCTGGAGTAGAAGAAAATACTTTATTGTTCTGAGCAAGCTGAATGTAGTTGTTAAGTTCACGAAGAGTACGCATACGGCGCATTGAATAAGTTTGGTCTTCGTTCTTTGACAAACAACGACTCATCACAGACTTAGCTGCTCGACGAGTGATTGTGCGGGAACCAGAGAACTTATCGTTAGCGCTACGAACTAAATCAAAACCTGCTTCAAAGATGCGTTCGTTCTGCTCTGCAACAGATAGAGCTTTAACTTTTGTCTTCTTCTTGGCAATAGCAATAGCAGCTTGCTGCTTAGGTGTCTTTGAATACTTGGCCATTGCTAGCTCTTCCTTTTCGGCAGAAGGTCGGAATCCATGCTGTCGTATGTCATTGTTGCAAGAACAGCTGCTCGCTTAAATGGGTTCTCATTGTTGCGAACTGCACGAAGCCAAGCAGCACGGAAAGCTGACTCTGCGTCGTAACCTAGACCTGCAAATTCTGTCATAGCAAAAATTGCTCGTTCTGGAGTTTCATAATCTGATTCAGACTTCAACTCCACAATAAGTTCTGCATCTGCCTCAGCGGATGCAAGTAGTAGCTCAAGGTCTTCCTCGTCACGAACTGGGACGTCATAACCTGAAACTGCACCCTCTGGTAGAACAGCAAAACGGCACTTGCCATCTGCTTCAACTTCAAGAGAAATAATCTGACACTTGTTTGGTCCTTGGAAGAATACGCAGTTGGAACATTTAACTCCAATGTCCTTAACTTCGTTTTCATAAGCAGGTGTGTAACCAGCCCACACTCCGTCGCCATCTTGGTCAAATGGCCCATGCTTGCGAGTAATTGCAATAAGTGCATCTGCTAAATCTTGTTCTTCTGGAATTAAACCTGAAGCAATAATTGAAGAAGCGTTCTTCTTTGAAGAGCGTGGGTGTGCTGCTGGTAGTAAATCATTATCTGCTTTGTATGCAGAGTTTGTTGGCTTTCCAGACTTAAGTAGACGGAGGAAGGCATTAACGCGACCCATTGCCCACTGATTACGAGTCATCCCAGGTCGATGAGATACTGAATAGGCTCCTGCACCACGGCGGTAGACCGCTTTGAGCGTTGATACCGAAGTCTTTCTACCCTTAGGCGCTTTTTCGTTGTGCTCTTGTACTTTCTTCTGAAGAGAAGATTCAATCGCAGGAGTAAAAGTGATTTTCTTACCGCCTGAAGCTGAGCCCTTTGAATTCTTGTCAGAGCCTTTGACGCGATCTTTTTTAGGGGCAGGGGTTTGTGCAATCTTCTTTTTAGCAGCAGCTGTCACAGGACCACCTGCAACCCAAGCACGACATGTACGTGCAGATGCACACTTAAAGTCAAATGCTTCGCAGTAGCCAAGGTCGCCAGCCTCATTGATTGAATCAAATTCATCAGCGTTATCTGTCAAACCGTTTTCAATACAAGAAAGCATTTCTGGAGTTTGAATAAACACAGCGCAGTTACCACAGCGTTGCTGCTTTGCAGTTTCTGTGTCTACTTGCCACTCATCAGCAAGTGCTTGCCAATACTCATCGTTTGGTTCTGCAGGATTAAGCGGTCCATACATTGCTGTATCAATCGCCTTCTTGCGATTGTCTAAATTAAGAGCGATGTCCTGTGTTGCAGGAGGGCATACTTCTTCAGCCATTTACTGCTGAACCTCCTCTGTTGCAGGGGCTGTCTCTGTAGGGGCTGTCTCTGTAGGAGCTTCTCCAACTGCACCATCAAGAAGAGTTTGCAACTCTGGTGACATTGGAGCAACGGAATTTTCTTGACTTACTTGCTGAACTGCTTCCATAACTTCAGGAGCAACTGCCTTAAGCATTGCTTCTGTCAGCTCTGGAGTGATTGCTCCACGCTCTTGTAGAAGTCGAAGTGCAACTTCTGTAGGAGTTGGTGCATCTTGGTCTGAGAAGCCATGAGCACGACGCCATGTGTCTCCTGAGATTGCCATGCGGTCAAAGCCAGCATCTGCATCTGCAGCACGGTCATTGCGTGTAGAAACTGCTGATGGGTCGTACCAAACTGTAACGCGGTTTACTTCAGACTCTGTAAATCCATTTGCAAGAAGATATGGACGAAGGTAAACAACTGTTAGAGAGTCACAGATAAGGAGCATTAGAGGCTCGATGTGTGCCTTGTAAAGTGCTTCATCAATCTGTAGAGCGTTTGAGTACTTAACGTTTGCAAGTCCTGTTACAACATCCTTTGGAACATCTAGTCCCTGAAGGATGCGCTCGAGTACACGGTCTGAACGCTCAGCAAGTGCTGGGTCGAATGAACGCTCGAACTTAAACTGCTTAATCTTGTCGCCAAGTTCTGCAGGTCCACGAATGATAAGAGGAACAACCGCGCTCGCTGATTCTTCATCGCGAATTGGAGTTGTCATCGCATCGATGAGTTGCTCTTCGAATTCATCTTCTGCTTCTTCAGCAGTAAAGCCAGCACCTAAACCATCTTCTGAATCGTATGGATAGTCTGGGTCTGCTTGTGCAGCAACAGAAAGTCCATCTGGAAGATAAAGTGCTCCTGCATTGAGACGAGAACGTGCAGTTGCACGGAATGTTCTATTAAGAAGAAGTAGTTCAGCGCAAAGATCTAGAAGACCACGGAGTGATGAATCTGCTTCATCAGAGAAACGTGGGTGTGAACGCCAGATGCGACCAATGAATGCATTCTTGTTGAGTTTGTTGACTCCCATTGATGCACCGCCACCTTGACCTGCACCCTGCTCACGTCGGCCAATAACATTGAATCCACCACGTGCATCTGTTACAACTTCGTCAACGGAACGGACGTCCCAAGATTCAGGAATTCCTGAACCTGGACGTGCTGGCATCTGTACTAAGTAACACTCACCAGCGACAGAAAGATTAAGAGCTGCATCCTTAAGAAGACCTGCTTGTCCTCCGTATGCAGAGTTAAGACGGTCTAGTGCACGTTCTGCTGCAGATGAAAGACGCTCTTCAACAACTCGAGATTCTTTTACTGAAACTGGAGCTTGCGATGCATCATCAATTGCTGCTGCGTAAATACGAATGCGTGAAACAACAGATGCAACAAGATTAAATGCGTATTTGATTTCACCAATTGCGTCGTAGTATTCCCAAGCTTCTGCTTGCCATGCACTAGAAGATGCACTTCTACGATTTTTAAATTGCTCAAACTCGCCTTTGTCATTTACTTTGACTTGAACTGCTGCTGCAGTAAGAGAGCGAGGAACGTTGTATGCAACTGACGAAGCAGGTGTAGTGGAAGTGAAAACTGAAAGAATGCCTGAAGGAGTTTGCTGCTGAGGCTTTGCAATAACTTGAGGGGAGCGAGTGGTACGAGTACGTCTAGAAGAGCGAGGCTTCGGCGTAACTACAGCCTTTGCTGGCTCTTGTGGTTCTTCTTTTTTGAATACAGCCACTGTCTAACCCTTCACTTTGTTACGGAGCACGAGTTATTTGTCCTCATACGCAGTCAACAGTCCCGCTATGGCTGATAGTGCGAATGGCACTAAAAGAATAGCAGTTACTGATGTAATCATAAAGCATCCGTAGATAAGTGATGCTGTCCAAATCGACATACACCACTCGCAGGTGAATAGATAACCTACCTTTGAGGACTCTGGAGGACGCTTTTTCCAGACTCTAGTTCTAATAGGCTCGGTAATAACGTCTCGCGTTATTAGTCTGGTTATGCGAAACGTTGCAAGGCCAAGAATTGCAAATTCAAGGAGTGTCATTTACTTGGGTCCTCTGAAGAGGAGACAATGCTGCCAAAAGGGTTCCAACTGCGAAGTCTTGAGCCACAACCGCAATTAGTGTCTTTAATGAAGGCCAACATTTTGCCTGATTCGGTTTTTACGCGGTCTAAGCCCTTCTCATTAATCATCTCTTCGACCTTCTCGCGGAAGACCAACTGGGGACCTTCAGGAGAATCCACAGCAATCAAAATCTGGTTATTGAGAACCACAACCCGACACCTATCCACTTTCCTTGTCCCTTGGGGCAAATCCCCTGTGACATTGGCTTGGCTGAGATCGGAAAGGGAGCCCGGAGAAATGACTTTTACAATGGCTGGAAATACGTCTAGTTGTTTTCTCATTATTCCTCTGTGTATTCGGTTGGGATGTAGAAATCGTTCCAACCCAAAGCTTGTTTGGCTATAGGCATTGGAACTATCAGAGGAAAAGCTCTTCCACTGGAGGGTAGTAGGTCTAGGACTTCGGAAGAAGAGTAGACAAATTTGGCATTTCGCCACTCTCGCTTTTTCTTAAGAAGGGTAATTGGGAAAACCATAGGCAGAGTTGAGTCGGTGGTAGTCATAGTCTCAAGGGCTCGAACTTGTTTACCTGTCTTAGTTTTAGGGTTAGACCACACAACGATGGCTAACTCTTCAGGGGCATAAGAACCTGTCTTGTTTTTAAAGGTCGTATTCATTTGGCAATTCTTCTTGCCATAGCTCGATACGAAACACCAGCCGCCTCAGCAATAGCCTGAGTAGGCACACCCATTGTGTAGAGAGTCTTAACCATCGTAGTCAACTGGTCATTGGCAATAGCCACAGGATGACCCGCAGGGGTCTTTGCTCGGAATCTCCTAGCCTGATTTGAAAGGTCTCGAAGTTGGTCTTTTACATGGGAAGGGACGCCCGGAGAAACGGTCCTCAAACGGGGCGCTGTCTTAACAGGAGTCGAAACCGTAAAAGAGCGTGGAGGTGGAGTTGGCACAGAGCGGTGCTGTTCAACAGAGGCTGCCCTACGCACCCAGAAGTGGACGGTGGTTTTAGGTTTTGGGGGATTAAGAGATGACCCAATGGACTGTAGAGACCAACCAGCCTCCCACAAAGCTCGCATGCGCGACTCAGAGGTGGACTTATCCAAAGACTGGATAAAGGCCACTTCATCTGTAGGGAGGTGGGGAATCTTCACTTATTTAGAGTACAGCATTTTAAAAGTGGCGTACAGCATCTTTTTCATTGTACGGCAGCATCGATTTACTGAACCTTTACGTTTTTTGACTTTGGGGTGCGAGACGGCAGTGCTTATATTTCAGCCTTTTGCAAATCGTTCCGGGCTTTTTTTGCTTTGCGTCTGGCTTTCTCCTCTAGGATTTTTTGTTACCAGGTTCAAACAATGCTTCATGTTTTTTATTTTTCTCTGGCTATTGGGCTAGTTATGTATAACAAAAAAACTCTTTAGAAAGACTTGTGCAAAAAGGTTAGGTGCTTATACAAACAGGTGCTTGTCATCTTGTGCTTGCTTTGTCTTGTCAAGGTGGGCTTGACTTGTCAAGGCTAGAAAGTTATTAGGTTGTTGGCTTTGGCCTGGCTACTAGCAATCTTGGTTGGCTAGGTTATTGAGTTGTTGCTAAGTGGGCTGGTCAATGTCTGGTCAAGCTACTGGCGAGTAGGAAATAATCTGGCTATAGATACAAACAACTTACAAATGTCTGGCCTGGTACATGTGTGCCTGGCTAAGTCTGGCTAGGCTACTGGCTGGGGGCTAAGTTATTGTGATGTTGGGATTAGCACTCTGAGCCTAGAGTGCTAAAAACTTGTTACCAAACTGTTATCTAATTCACTGGCTTTGGGCTTGACATTATGCAGGAAGGTGTTAGATTAAGCATGTGGTGAGAGGCTCACCGCATAAATGACGAAAGAGGCAAAGATGAAAACTTATGGAGTATCAATCACCGCAGGTGGAGTTTCATACAACTTCCATGTGGATTCAATCAAGAAGGTTCGTGAGTTATTTACAGGCTCTCGATACATTACAAAGTTCGCCGTAACTGAGCAGACACACGAGTTCACGACATTCACTTCCCGTGAGATGGACGATGTTGAAGTGCAGGACATTATCTGGGGAAGGGCTGCCTAATGAAGACCGCACTAGTTCTCAAGGCAGACGGCACAATCGAGACCCTAGACAACACAGGGCTTCAAGCTTTACAAACTGCAGTAGGTGGCTGGGTGCAAGCCGTAGACCTAGCAGATGACTTGACAATGTGGCTCAACGAAGAAGGCAAACTTGTAGGGCTACCGCACAACACAACCGCACAGAAACTCTGGGATAAGACTTTCTGGGTTGGTTCAGACTTCGTCGTTGGTGATGTCGTTCTCACTGGTGGCACAGATAACGAGGGGGAGACCCTCGCTCTGGGCGACGACACCGCACAACGAGTACGAGAGATACTGGTTGCCTCCTAGTATCCGCAGGAAACCCTCCCCTCCCCCATTCAAGGGGAGGGTTTTTTGTTATCAAAATGTGATGTAATAAACAGCGATTCGACTTGCAATAGTGCAGGAAGGTGCTAGAGTTATCCGTATAGAGGCAAACGACGAAAGGAAAACAAATGTCAGGCTACTACCCAGCAGGTGTTACAGGAAACGAATACCAAATCGCAGGTGGACATAACTTCGATTCAGTTCGTGCAGAGGCTTGCTACAACGAAGAGTGCAAGATGTTCGAGGTTGAAGATGTAGAGGCAGAGGTTGAAATCGAGTTGTATCACGACATGGAGTATTACGAGTGGAAGTGTCCAACTTGCCAAGCAACTAGAGACATTGAAAGAAATGTCGAATAAGGATTAAAAAAAGAAACCCCGCCCAAAAGGCGGGGTTCTTTATTTTGTAAGACTACGGCAATACTTCGACTGAGGTTCCAGCAAATACAGCCTTGATAAGTTCCTCTGAGTAGAGTCCAGCCTTAACCGCACTGTCGCTCTTGAAGTCTTCAAGGGCTTGTGCAGTTCCGACACTAATCCAGCCACGCTTGTCATCTCCAGCAGTCACATGACCTAGTTCAATGAGGCGTTCCTGAAGCACCGCAACAGAGTTACTGTTCTTTGAATACAGAGATTCAAACACAATCTTAGAAAGATAAACAGAAGTTCCATCGGCGATCTGCGATCCGACCACAGATTTTTTACCCCTGTTCTTCTTCTCAGCTGCTGCACCTGGTTCTTCAACCGCAACAACTTCAGGCTCAACTACGATGGCAACTGGTTCTTCAACCTTGACCATCTCAGGTGCTGGCTCAGCCATCACAACAGGGAGAGTCTCAGGCTCAACTGCGAGCGCCTTAGGCTCTTCCATCTGATACAAACGCTCTGGTTCTTGACTCATAACTATCCTTTGGTTGGGTATTCAGCAAGGAAAGATTCAAACCTTTCACTGCCTTTATTATAACCGCTAACCTTCCAAGCCGAGAAGTTAGTTCCTTTAGCACTCATGTGAAAGGCAATCTCTGCATTGGTCACAGGGTCAAGCAAGTCTGAGTTCTTTGCTAGTTCATACTTCTCGATGCGTGCATCTCCAAGTGCTCCTATCATGTTGATTTGGAACAGCCCGTATGAATTATCACCTGTTCGGGTATTTGAGTTATGCGCTTTAGGACGACCATTAGACTCAGTCATCACCACAGCCCACGCTGTCTTCAGCCCTTGACCCTCAAACCCAACGAGTTTGAGCAAGTTCTTCAATTCAACTGGGGCTAGAGGTATAGACCTGTCTTCAAACAGCTCTAACTGCATCTGAATTTTCAGATTTTTTACCTCTTCGAGCTTCTCCTCCTGGGATTTAGCTCCAGCTATCCGTGCTGCTGCCAGATTGACGAGCCGCACTTCTTCCAATACAACAGCGGGTGCTGCTGCTCCTGCATTCGTTTCATTAGTTTCTGCACTTGCTGCCGCACTCCATACGACTGCTCCTGCTAGCACTGCTGCTATCACACCAAACGTAGTAGTTTCGGCATGGCGAAATAAAGGACTTCGCATTTGCTTCTCCTTTGTTAGGGGACATGGGCAGGTTGCTAGTTACTCGCAACCAATGGGCTAGGACGCCCTTCGTTCTGTCTAATGTGTCGTTTCATCATGAAAACCATAGCACACATGCAGGAAAGTCTGTCAAACACAGACACTCCGCCTATGCGTAAGGGAGACTGTGTTCTTCTTCATACCAGCGTGAGCCTAAACTGCTCCCCTTTTTGGTCTTTTTACGCTTGTCAGAGACTTCGAGCATCTCATACCAGACTCCGTGCAGAGGTTCCGCGAAATCATAACCACGGGTCTTTGTCACCTGCGTCTTGAAATTGTCGTAGTTCATCTCCTCAATGCGTTCGGAAACCCAGAGATTCAACTGCTCCTTCGTAATGTAGACGCGATACTCATAGTCGCGTCCCTGGAGTTCCACAATTTTTACCCCGAACTTCTTCACAAATCCTTCGAGGGACTTCTTATCGCGAGCGCGAACTGAAATCTTTGTTCGGTCTTCCTTTGAAACAACCGCACTTACATAACCTGTATCAGTAAATAGCCACATAATTACTCTCTTCCACTTAGGACGGCGGACGAAATTGCTACTGCACCAAATGCCACCACGAAATCTGATGCTCCTACAAATGCAGATACAACCGCACTTGCTCCTGCGAGCGCCGAAATCAGCGCTGTCCAAACAATGTTCTTAGGCATTAGTCACTATCTTTCTGTCTGGGCGGGTTCTACCCACCAATCTCTGGGACGGGTCTCTGAACTCAATCCCACCTGCTTTAATGGCTTTGCGTGCTGTCCTGTAGGCAACGCCCAACTTCTGGGCTACTGCCTCAACTGCCAAACCATCTGAATACATCTTCGCTGCTTCTTCAGCAAGGCGCTGACTCTTCATTTTTACTCCTCGTCTCTTGGTCTTTGAACTGTCTGCTTCGGGTCGAAACCCATGTCACGCATTTTGCGTTCCAACTCCTGCCCACCTTCTTCACCTGAAACGGCGCGACCGCTCTTCCAAGTAAAGGGTGTCGTATCTCCCATCGGCAAAACCCATAGGTGATACTGATTCGCACCATCAACCAACATGGCTTCAGGTGGGAAAATCTCTATTGCTTCTCGCTGTGGACCCGCAAGTTCGTTCTTGATGCGTTGGAAATGACGCCAATCCCTAATCGCCTTGCGCTGTTGATGTCTGATGCTTAGGTGCATAGGACCATCATGTCCCTGATGCGGTATCAAGTAGGTTCTGAATACAACATAGAACCTGTTCTGCCACATGGTTTCGCCTTCTTGCAACAAATCTTTTCGAGGCTTGCCATCAACCATCGGCATCGCTTCTACGAACTCGTCCCAAGTCGGCGCTGTTGTGCCAGCTTTTTTACCCTTTGCCATCTTCAGCCCCCAATCTTTGGAAGAGGAAGGTTCTTCATGTAAGCCTTCCGCGCTTCTCTTGTTGGTAGAGCGTCTCTTTCTTCCATCTGCTCTGGAGTCATGTAGGCAAACTTCAATAGGAAGTCCGCGAAATCGCTATCTGAAGTCTGAGATAAGTCTTGACCAAATTTTCCTTTACGCATTATTTACCCCCAAAGTAGCACTCAACCATGTCGCCCCAGCAATACCCGTTCTCTGTCCACCAAAGGTTCTTGGCAACTGTCCAGATAACTACGAACGCGATTACTGCGATTAGACCGAATACAACATTACGGCGCACTACATACTTGCGCTCTTGCTTCCACTTGGAAGTGTCGAACATAAATACTGCCTCTAGCACTTTGTCGAACATTTTGTTTCCTTTCGTCATTTTGTCTTACTGGATAAGTTTATTACATCTTCCTGCACTTTGTCAAGTCTTAGTAGCCTCTAATTTCTTTTATTCTTTGCTCTTCCTTTATGCGCTCCTCATAGCCTTCTAGCCACTCGGTGATTACATCAAGAATACTCACCTGAGACTTTGCTCTACGGCGCACCCCACCTGATAGGCGTCGGTATGAGCCATAAACTGCGCTGTCTGGTAGTCCTCGCATTGTCTTTCCTTTCGTCGTTTCTTCCTTACATAGATAACTTTATACGAAAGTGCAGGAAAGTCAAGTCCAAATGCAGGAAAATAAAATAAATTTTTTGTGATTAAAACCACATCAAAAATGTCCGAATTGTCTTAACACTTTTGAGGCTAAGGCTGAGGGGGGCTTTTTAACTTCCCAATAACTTTATCTAGTTGGCTGATGGCACTCGTCTTGCTGAACGAAAATCAAAAACTGCCCGCCTGTGTTGGGGTCAAGTTTCGCCGCGACCTCTAGCGAGCGCCGCACAGCAGCACGCACTGAAGAAACCGTGAATTTTTTACCCTCTAGCTCGTTGTGCAGCGATCCCAGCGCATACGATCCGCCTGATCCAAAAGCGTAGATCCCAGAAACATCTCTTGCCCAGTCATAGCCTGATCCAATTTCGTATGTAGCACCGTGCACTACGCAGAGAATTGTTGAGTCCTGACTACCTTTTTCGCCATACTGCACATCATCAAACAATGATTTAAGTTCAGGGATAAATTTAGTTGCTACAAATCTGTCAAGTTTATTGCCAGAGCAATTGATAGGCGGCGCAGGTGGCTTGAATTGATAAGCCAATAAGTTGATAGCCCGCATGTCACCCGCTGCGCCCAGCAAAAAGGGCCCATTTTTTACTATCTTTGGATTATCTTTTGGAAGATGGAAAACCCTGTCATCTTCAGTTACTTGGCTGTCACAACCAACCACAGACCAATGAGGTCCTTGCACAGCCACCATCGTTGTCATTAGTTGTCCCAGAGAGCCTCTCGAAGTAATTCGTCATACTCCGCACCACAATGGGTGTGCTTCTTTGCAGAAATGTCTTCTTCTTCAATAATTGTGTCTAAATCAAGAACAGCCGTATAGCCTTCTTCATCAAACATAACTACAAGTTTTACCCTGCCATCATTCGTATCATCAACTATGGCAACAACAAACTGCTGTCCATCGGAATTCGTATGAACAGAGGAATCAAGAATTTCTATTTCAGACATACCTCAATCGTAGACCTGCTTTAGCAAGGTGATACGGCGGCACGCGAAACACCTCTTCCCCGCATAGGGTGTGCAGGAAAGGGTGCGGCAGGGGTAGCAATCCCGCCTCATCAGCTCAGCGAGCGCGAAGCTCCAGCCAGAGCTGGAACTCTAGAATAAAACAAATTTTTACCCCTGATTTGCTGCTGCGAGCGCTGTTACTCCTCGACGATGCCAATTTCGTTGGAAACTGACTCCAAATCCCACCCGTAGTGACCCAACATAAATTGCTTTGCCAATCTAATGGCAAACTCATCGTCGTCTTCACCTTCGGCACGCAACTCCTCGTTTAGAACAACTGTCGTCATCATTGAGAAGTAATCACCAACAAACAAAACTGTTCGAGAAAGGTTTATCTCATCTATAGACTCGCTCATTATTTCCAACCCCCTAACCCATCAGCAAAATAAGTTCTTCCTGTCATAGCATCTCCTTCGTGCTTCCACGCCCAATCACAGCAAGGCTTGGCTTTGTCATCAGTTGGGTGAAGACCTCTTGGTAGTTTAGCCGCAAGCATCGGGAAAGTCTTCAGCATCTTCAGTATGCACTCGTGGCATAAATTCCACTCCAAATTTTTATCCCCCAACGCTGGAGCATTGTCTATGAAACCCCCGTAGTAACCCAACTCTTGAAAGTTAAACGCGATGCCATTATCAACAACTTCTTCTTGACTGTGACACTCTTTAGGAACACCGCACGCATCGCAAGTTTGGTAACCATAAAAAGGTTCAGTCATCGTAACAACCGCAACAATCTACGCAGAGTCTGTCATCATCTTTAGAACAATTAGGACAGAGATACTGGTCTAGTGTCTTCTCAGGTTCTTTGCAATCTTCGCAAACAATCTTTTCTAACTCTTGAATAGACATGTCCCGCAAGTGTTTTCTTGCCATCAGATTTTTACTTACCTTCCTGCTCTTGTAAGTATTGAGCAATCTCTTCTCTTGTTGCTCCTGTTGCCTCTTGAAACCGCACCCACAAGTCTCCTGTTGTTGCATACATTTCCATCATCGCAAACAACTTATCCATTGAATAATCTTTGTGGTTCTTGTGCTTGTTAATTCTTTCTTGAAAGAAAGTTAGTAACATCGCCATGCCCATCGCAGAAAGTTCTGCTTCTTTTTCATTGAGTTCTAGTGTTGCCATTTGAGTTGTCCTCTCGTCATTTTTAGGTATACACGGAGCAACATCTTGTTTCCGACCCTCTAGAGTTCAAGTCGTTCAGGTGACCACTGCTGGACTCCGTGTATGAAAGTAATCATTTCACTTTCCTGCAACTTTGTCAAGTTTATTTTGCTGGCGTGTCGGCGAGCGCCACCACCACCATACCCACCACCACCGACATCTTTGCATCATTGAAAAGTTATCTGCATCTTGCAGGACCTGGAGGAACTGAACGATCAAGAATTTTTACCCCCTGATTACGATCCGCGGCCGCAGCTTCCCAACAAAAGAAAAACTCCCGCATCTTTCGACACGGGAGTTCTTGTTCTTCGACGCTTAGTTATTACTCCACGCTCCGAAGTCAATGTCACTTGCTTCACGACGGGAGTCTGCCCAAGCCATCTCTCCGTAGTAATACTTCTTCTTCTTTGTTTCCTTGTTTGTAACTGCCCAGTAGTCCTGATAAAACTCTGCTGTCCCTACTGAAACTGATACTAAGTCGCTGTCATAGACAACTTCCCAGTTCTTTACCTTAGTAACACTTGGCTTTGCCATAACAATCCTTTCGTCGTTGTTAAAAGTAATCTAACACTTTCCTGCATCTTTGTCAAGCATCTTCGTTCATGTCACCAAATAGCGGCGCATCATTAAAAAGTTGTTTGCACCTGGTGCAGGTTTTTTGCTGACGCAGCCTCAGCTCCTGGAATTTTTACCCCGCATCTCCGCACGCATCTGGGCAAAAGAAAAACCCCCGCATCTCTGCGGGGGCTTCACTCCTAATTGGGGGGTTAGGTTTTACTTGGCGACTAGCACCACATACTTGCTAAGGGTCTGTGTTGCTTCGTATGCCTCTGGGAAGGCGGTCTTTAGGGCTTCGGTGTCAATACCGCGTCGTTCGCGGTGTGAAACCTCTAGGCGGAGAGTTCCGTCTGGGAGAAGTCCCTGTGTAGCCTCACCAAGATAAGACTTGATTTGTGCCTCTAGTTCTTTCTTTTCTTTTTCCATCTTTGTGATGAGGTCACGCTTTTCAATGAACTGCTCAATCACAATCTGGGTTGTCTTGTCGAGATAAACCGCATTTGCCTTTGTCTCAACTGTGGTTGTTACTTCTACTACTGGTGTTGCTATTGTCTTTGTAACTGTTGCCTTAGACATAACTAAGACTCCTTTTCATTTTGTCATTTCTCTCGGAGACTTCCTCAGAGAGGTTCTCAGGTTTCCCTGATAGATAAAACATTACACGACCTTCCTGACATCTGTCAAGTCAAGTCAAGCACTTTTTTGTAACGAATTGGTAACAACTTTTGATGCTTTTGATGGTTGATGGGCTACACCATCTGAACAAGTGAGTTCACCAAAGGTATCTACCCACCCAAAGTCTTGATGGAGTTCCCAACCGCATCTAACGCAAACGCTTAGCATTTACCGCACCCTGCGTGATGGGTGTAATCACTTTCCTTGATGGAGAACGGGCTTCCGCATCTCCAACAATGTATGTAAATAATGACGGGCTTTCTTTTCGCCATTTCATACTCCTTTCGTCGTTGGAAGTATTCTTGCACTTCCCTGCACTCTTGTCAAACACATTTTGCTGGGCGTGTCGCTTAGTGGTGGAAACTCACCGCAACTAGGAACTGCATCTCAGGTGCGAGTTCGCAACGCTCTCTGAAGGCTTTGAGGTTTGCTGACCAAGTTTCCAAGTCATAGATACCTGTGTCCATAGTCCAACTGTCTTCCAAGATGCTGGCAATCTTTCTAACCTCGTAGGTTCGGAAGTCGTTATCTGTGTAGCCACCTGACCGAAACGGATCGTATCTATCAACAGCATTTGCAAGATCGAAATTTTTTACCCTGTCGTAAAGTCTCTTCAGCTCTTCCTCGCGGTAGCCAAGAAACTCCTTGAACTTCATCTGGCCAACGGTTTCTGAATACGCGACCGCACTCTTACCATCAAACTCATCAACAAGGTCGTGGTAGTCCGACCAATGAGGTGTAGGGGTTTCATTATCAAGAAGACCTGACACATGGTTCGCCGCGTCTTCTGCTGTCTCTGCTTCAACCAACATCAACTGAATAACTCTCGCCATTTTTTTACTCCCCTAGAAATCTACGCCGACGTTTTCAATCGCCTGAGCGTTCTGCTTCTCCGTCTGGAGAAAAGTAATTGCATCTCGTATTGCGTCCCACACATCGTGGCTTACCGTATCAAGGTGTTCGCCTTCGCAATACAAATCAAACCAACTGTTATTGACTACTTCAAGGTCGCCGCTTTCTGTTGCCTGATTTAGCAACTCGTCTGTTGTGTAGTCGTTCATTATGAAGTCTCCGCCGTATCTGTAGCGCTCGCCATTTGTTCTATCACGCACATCGGTAATGCCGTCACAATAAACATCAACCGCGAACTCAGCTATTTTTACCCTCGCCACAAATCGTGACGAACCGCCATCACAATAAAACATCGCATCGCGTTTATCTTCGTGCATCGGCAATCCGCTATCCCACTCGACGCTCGCACCAACGTGGTCGAGTAGTGGTTGTATGCCGTCCATTATTTTTCCTTTCGTCGTTTTGTTTTAGGTTGGAAGCCCCGCCTCTTGGTTTCAGACGGGGCTTCCGTTTTTACCCTATCCCTGTTTGGACAATGCGTTGGAAGGACGCTAACAAGGTTTCGGGTTGAGAGTTCGCCGTATTGCTACCGCGTCCCCACATTTGTTAGAACTCGTTCTGCCGCTTTTCCAATCTCGACGGACGCCGATACTGGGTCAAGCACTCCTGACATTACTACGCCATTTCGCTCTTCAAGGATACGACTCGCATAATGCCCGCCATCGAAAGGAAGCCATAGAACCGCAACGCCTGACTCAGCGCAACGCTTTGTCCATCTGCGAGCGTTTTGCTTCTCTTCACCTGTGTATTGCCCATCTGAAACAATCACAAGCAATCGAGCGCCACTTCCATTGAGAAGGTTGAGTGCGCCATCAAGTGCGCGAAATGCTTTGTCAAACTTTTCAGTTCCATCACTTGCAGAATAAACACGAACCTCTTCAAGGTGTTGTCCTGCTTTGAGAGTTGGAAATACATCTGAGCCGTAATAAACCATCGCACATTTACCTTGCACTCTGCGAGTTGCTTCAGACATAACCCACGCAGTTGTCGCCATTGGCTTCATAGCACTTCCCATTGAACCTGAAATGTCCACCATAACTCCAACTGTAAGTGTTGGGTCGTCTGTCTGCTTACGAACTGTGCGACGCCACGCTTCTGTTTGTTGCACAATTCCGCGTGACTTCATCGCGGCATTTTGGACAAGTGCGCGAGAGCGCAATCTTCCGGGTGGAGTAATTGAAGTAATCTCAGTTGCATCTCTGTCGCGATACTTTGCTTTCTCAAACATCTTAGAAATCGTAACTGCCGCGACTCGCTCTGCGCTAGTTGGTTTTCTAGTTTCTACTAATCGAGAAGAAGTGTCGCCACCAATCTCAGTTGTAGATTTGTTGAAAACTTTTTTAGCAACATCTTTGTTTTCATTTTGCTCTTTTGCATCTTTGGCTTTTGCTTGCGCTTCTGCCTCTGACTCTTCTTGTTCTTGCTGGTCTGCGAGCGCCATACCAACTGAAATAGAGTTTTCTTCTGAAGCCTCTTCTAAAGCCTCTGCAAGTGCCTGAGCGAAAGCCTGAGCCATCTGCTCATCTTTCTCGCCCTTCTCTTCTTTCACATCGCGAACAATCTTCGCCCACTCTTTTGCTAGTGGGTAGAGAAGAGTTTCTGCCTGAGTTGGGAAGTCAATAATAGTTTCGCGGAAAGTTTTAGAAATCTCTCGCAACTTAGAAACAACTTCTTCACCTAAAAAGCTGACAACTTGTTTTTCAATTCCTGCTACATCTGCCAAATCCAAAATACCCGCATCAACGCGAGCCAACACTAAACCAATCGCACTCGCGCAAGTTTGAGTTGTTGAAGCACTTGCTTCCATCTCTTTAGCATCTGTAATAACAATTTCAATCGCGCAACTGCGTAGAAAGTTTTTTGACTCAGGTTTGTGCCATACGCCCTGAGTTTCAATGCGACCCTCTTCAAGTAGCATCAACGCTGAAGCCTCATCTTGCGCTAAATCTTTGTGAGCCTTTTCTATGTCGAAGATAGAAAACTTTGCGTGAAACGCTTCGTGCAGAATTGCACCTGTCGCTTTTGGAAACTCAAATTGTTGCTTGCGCTCGCGTAGGTCGCCAACCATCGCTGGAGTTGTCGCGCCACCAAAAGCAATCTGTGTATTTACTTCAACCTCTGCAAGTGCTGGGTTGTAACACGCTGGTGCAATACCACCTGCGCCCTCACCAACATAAGCGATTAGGTCTGACCTTTCAGACCAAGTATTTACAAGTTCGCCAATCTGTGCGCCTGTTACTAGCCACTCCTTCGGAGTGTTTTCTGCTCTGGTCGCAGAAACCTTTATGTGTGCCATTTCGTCGTTCCTTCCATTTATGTCTTTGTCCGAGACAGGTAAATCCTATAATGAAACATCTTTGGGTGTCAAGTAGGGGAAGTAGGGGGCGCGACACCCATGAAGCGCCCCCCACCCTTTTCAGCAAAAATCCGACATAGGGTTAGATTTTCGCTGGCTTGACCTCTTCCCCATAAGCCCTTGTTAGCACATCGGCAACAACAGGTCTGTCTATTTCGGGGGCTGAGGCAAGTAGGTTCGAGATAGCGAAACTATTGCCAAAAGTTTTCGCCACATCTCGGAAAGCGATAAGTTCTCGCATTTGTGGAGACCATGAAACTTCATTTGATGCTTGCTTCTTAGCAAGATTTTGAGACGCAGTAACCATCGCAGTTGGAACTCCCAACTTCTTAGCGAGCGCCCAATCAGTTGTCATTTCAACTTGAATAGTGAAACGCGATAGCAACGCTTCAGACAAACGAACTCCCGGAGCATTTGGGTTAGTCGCGGCAACTACATAAAAGTTTGGGTGAGCCTTGATAGTGCCACGCTCTGGATTTGCGGTGACAACTAACTCGCGTCGTCCGTCCATCAAACCATAAGCAAGTGACAAAACCTTTGGGTCAATCAAACCAATTTCGTCAATGAAATAAACTTTGCCATTGACGGCGGCATCTATCAAACCACCATCAACCCAATCGAAACCACCTGAAGGTGTCTGCACATAACCACCAACCATGTCTGCAACTTCGGTATCGCCAGTTCCCATCAAGGTGACAACATCTGAGCCAAACGCTGCTTCAACCATCGCAGTTTTTCCGCAACCCGGTGCGCCATAAATCATGGCGAACATTGGAGAGCCACCCTCACCTGAGAAAGACTTAGAAGTCATTTCGCGTGATTTGCGTAGCGCCATTACATCTGAGTGTTCGCCCCACTTGCGACCAAAATACAAATCACCATTTGGTCGAACATAAGACTCTTCACCTTCCATGCCATCTACGATAACTGTCTGCTTATCTTTGCGTGGCGCTCTTTCCGCACCACTCGCTCTTGCAACATAACGCCCCGCAGGTGCGACACTTGCAGACAGACTTGTAGTTGAAGTTTCTGATACTGCCTGAGCAATTACATTTTCAGCTAAATCCCATAGTGTGGAACTTCCACCTAGAGACTTGTATCTTTCACGAAGATTTGTATTTTCCATTTCCCTATGTCCTTTTCTCTTTACGCAATCAGTTCTGTTGGGAACTCTGTTGCTTCACGAACTAAACCAATTCGGTAAAGCAACTTGTTGGGTGTCTTGCTTGTTCGTATGTCCTCTAAATCTTTTTTCGAGACTTCGATAACAAACGCATCTTTTACAATCTGCCAACCACCATTATTTATCGCATCGAATAAGTCAATCGCGAAAAACATACGCTGGTTTGCAAACGCTTCTCTCTTCTCATCTGAGAGTGGAACTCCACCTAATTCTGTAATCGCGTGATTAGGAATTGGAGAGTTGCGCCATTGTTTCTTAGGTGACGCTGGTGTTACTACTCGACGGAACAAATTGGCAGGAACTTCTTTCCCATCAGTTGTGTATCCATCAGGTGTGATGATGATTTGCATTGTTGCTCCGGGCTTACGGAACTCGGCATAAACGCCTACGCCCTGAACATCTTTCGTGTTATCTAGCATTGGGTGTCCTTTCGTCGTTGTTGCTAGTGAAAACTAATCTACCATCTCTCTGCTAAATGTGCAAACTCTTCAGCAAAAAGATTTTCAGGTGTCGTGGTCTTTCCGAAAACTGAGGTGTAAAGGGCTAGACCCTCAGACCACTCTTCCCACCCACCATCTGAGGAAACTTCAACTTGCTTCCCAAAAACATCTTTGATGAGTATTAGGGTTGCACAAACTAAAGTGTCATAAGGGTGCATTTGTGTTTTGCAAAAGTTGAAAGAAGTTTTTGCATCTTTATCCCAATCAGGTGCAGGTGGCACTATCTGAGAGAAATGAAAAGTTTCACACGCTTGTGGTTCAATGCCATTGAAAGCGATGCGCTCGCCATCTGCTTGCCACGCACCTGCTTTTTCTCCAAAAGCATCTGCAACTGTTATGCCATTGAGTTCAGCTTTTTTTACCAACTCGATAAAACCTTTACGAACCTTGTCATAAAGTTCAGGCTCATTACTATCGAGACTTCTTTTTAGATAATGGGTGTATCCCATGATTTATCCTTTCGTCGTTTCTGCTTTCGCATTGAGATGATTATTGCATCTCCCTGCAATCGTGTCAAGTAGAACGCAATAACTTTTTGATTTATTTCCTGTCCCCTCTTTGGGGGATAAAAACCGCGAGCGCGGAAAAAAGATGGTGAGCAGTTTCAACACATGCTCAGGTGTGGCACGCGGGATAACGACGAAGAAACCCGCGGCAGTTCTTATTTTTACCCTACGTGTGGCCTAGCTGTCAAGCTGGTCACGTGGCATGAAGTCATCAAGGTCTACACCGTACTGCTCAAACTTGTCGTACAACACCGACATGTCCTCGGGCTTCTCGTATGACTCCGTAATCAGACGTGCAACGTTTGCACGCTGGTCATCACTAGCGGATTCCAGAATCTCCCAGTCGATTTCTCTCCAGTATGTGGTCTCCAATACGAGCATGCCACTCGCGTCACCGTAGTTCCCGTCAAGCGCAAAGTAGTGTAGCGAGCGCTCGATTGGCTGCGGATCGATTATTTTTACCTCTAGCGAGCCGTCTTCTACGACGAGCTCCGCATCAACAATGTCTTCTTCTTTAGCCATGCCGTTTTTACCCTTCCGTTTGTAAATCTAATCTTACCTTGCCGTTGGCATTGGGTGGGGCTTTTTACCCCACCCACGCCGTGCCGTTCTTAGACAATCATCTCGCTGATGTCCTCGAACTTCTCAACAACTTGCTCTGTCTGCTCGACCAACTCGCCGACCTTCTCCGCCTTGTTCGGGCAGTCGTCAAACCAATCTTCAGCATCATCATCCCAAGAGCAACGGCATCCGTCCTCGTTATCCCGAGCCTTGTAGTCAGCGTGGCTGTCTGGGATGTCCCACTCCTCGGCAACAATCAACTCGCCGTCTTCGCTGACATACCGCACGCCCCAGCCTTGCTCCTCTTCGCAATCAAACTCGAAGGTAAGTTCTGGGTGCTGTTCAACCATTGCTCGGTAAGCACCTTCGGCAGGAGACCAAGCCGTAGAGAACTGATAACGAATGTTGCCTTTAGAACTGTTGTCCTCGAAGTAGAGGTCGCTACAGTCCCACTTAGTTCCCCAGTTGCGGATGTTCCAGTCATACCAACCATCTGACTTGAACTGCATAGAGACAGCCATCTTCTCTTCAACACTTAGTTCGTCATAGCCCTCTGGCTTGTAATCGCTTGCCCCAAAGTAAAGTTGCTTGTTCTCTGGTTCTATGAAGTTCCAAAATGAAAGTTCTTTTTCTGAAACTTCTTCTTTTGTTTCATTTGTTTTCCAGTCCATCCAGTAAGTCGTGTGAGGCTTGGTCGCCTTCTCAACAAACTTCTTGAGGTCTTCTTCTTTTCCTGAAACAGTCATACTATTGAATACCCAGTTTGGCATTGTTTATCCTTTCGTCGTTTTTGGATAGTTCCCTTCGGAACAGTTTTATTATTTCACATCTTTGCATTTATCGCAAGTGCTCATACAACAATCGCAATAGTTTTCGTGAGAGTCGTGGGAACAGCAATCTGTATTGACAGCAACAAAATCCCACTTGGCTGTGATTTCATAATCCTCGAAGTCATCTGAAATCCAGTCATCAAGTTTGTTGATGGCGTCGTCTTCACTCTCTGCCTCGCCCACCTCAACCACATACTCTCTGGTGAGGGTCGCATAGATTTTATAGGTCGCCATCAAAGACACCTACGCCTTCTTTGAAATCCTCAATGAGGTCTGACAACAACCCATCAAGAAAGTTTTCGGCACGACCTTCTAGTTCGTCAGCAACTTTTTCCCACTGCTCATCTGTGATGAACGCAGAAATCATTCCCTCGAAATCATCTTTCGAGATGGTGCTTATGTTCACTACCTTTGCCATTTGTATCCCTTCGTCGTTTTACTTGGCATAACAAACATTACATCATCTCTCTGACAAAAGCAAGTCAGGGCGTTTCGTTGATGTCAGCAAATGCGAGGTCGAGAAGAAGAAGTTGTTTGGAAGTTTGGACTGGCCTGGGGCCCTGGCGATTTTGAGCGTGAGTAAAAATCTGAGTTGTTAGGTTTTTGCTGTGGTTCTGTGGTTTTGAGTTATTTGGAAGTTGAATCCTGATCGGCCGATTCACTGATCGCTTCAAGATTTTTTACCCCACGGGTACGACGACGCTTCGTGCGGCGGTCTTCAAAGACCTGCGCTTTCTGGTTCTGCACGTAGTTTCCAGGCACGCCTTTGATGCGACGCTTGAGTTCATCCCGTTCTTTTTTACCCATGCATAAATAATAAACCCGTGGGCTCGCAGTGAGCTCCACGGGCTTACCGTAGTTATTTGAATGTCAGATGCTCGCCGCAGCGGATCTGGCTTCCTCCACCATCTCACGGGTGAAGTACGTGACATCGCTTATGGCACGCCGTTCCATATTTTTACCTCCGTACACCCAACTACCCGCGCCGCCAAAGAACGCTGAGCTGTGATCCGTTCCAACTTCCCAATAATCTTTTTGTGTGCGGTTAGTTGAAATTTCAAATACGTAGATGCGGTCATGCCGCTCTAAGTCCATGCCGACTATCTTGCCGCTCTCTAACTTGTAGTGCGGGTGGTCAAGAAGTCTGAACCACATAAAGTTCATTGCATCGGCTGGACTACTCGCCGCATATATCTCACCGAAGTTAGACTTCAATCCCTCGCCGTTAATATTTTCAAACACGCATTCAGGTGCGGCGTGGTACAACTTACTGGGTACTTTCATCCGTCTCCTCGTCCCGTGCCGCATCAGCCTTTTCTAGATGCGACTCAATCCAATCCTCGTGGCTAGTTCCTAGCCCGTCCCGTTCTTGGCTCTCAAGCCACTCAACATATCCACGCATTACGCACGCCCGCAATCTTCGTACGGGTACTCATGCGGTTCTAGGTCTTCGCAGGAACAGAACCCAAACAGTTCTACTTGCGTGCCGTGCGTCAGATCCGCTAGCTCGCTGTATGACATCACAACATCTTCTCCTTCTTCGACCAGCCGCTGCCCCTTGCCTGTTCCCAAGCCGACGCCGTATGTATCAAAGTGTGGTTCACACATATTGCCCCACGGGCCGTATGTTGTCATGCCGTCGAATCTTGCCTTCTCAGTGCAGAAGTCGCATTGAGGTAAAGCCGCTACTTTTGTAATTGTTGACACGGGTGTCCTTCCGTCATTTTGTTAGAGCGGTTGCTCTGATAATTATTGTAGTACCTCTCTGACAAACATGCAACTCTTAAATATAAAAAGTTATTTCCGTGTCGCGCCGCTCTGCAGCTCTAGGCCGCACGCCAAAGTTATTTGAAAGTTCGACAGCTTCGGGCCCGATCCGATCAGATTTTTTTACCCCCCGTAAAAGCCTGGCACCTGGTGCTGCACCTGGGATGGGAAAAAGTTATTTGGAAGTTGCAAGCTGAAGGGCCCTTTTTAGTTTCGCGGCCGCTAGGTTGCGAAACCTAATCCTACTCGGTCTGTCAAGTTTTGTCAATGCTGCGGCTGAAGTTGTTCGTAAGTTGTTTAGCGATCTGGAGCTGGCCAGCTTCTGGGGGGTAAAAATTATTGATCTGGCGGCGGGCCGTCATCCCAAGTTGTTTGGATGTTGGCGGCGATCTGCAGCTACGTGCTGGTGACCTTCCTGCTTTTTCGTGCGAACGTGCGAATTAAGCTGGCCGCTGTAGCTTGGCAAAGTTATTTGGATGTTGAGATCTGGACTTAAGCTGCAGCTAAACCTCCCTGCATTAATACCGTTGTAATTTAGGTGTAAGTTACTACGTGACATGCCGTTGTATTTATACGCACGCACAGGCGCATGCCGTTAGTATTTAAGAATGATTTCGATTCTTGCGCATGCCGACCCGTCAGGTGACTGGGGTCTACACCACGTCTTACCGTTCCTCGCCGCTTTCGCTGGAACCGTTGGGACATACCTCGTTCTAGGGCGAGCCGTTATTCGGAAGTGGTGGAAGCGTGCCGTTGGGTTGCTGCGCAGCTTTTACACACGCCGTCCGCATTAAGTTCCTCGCCGCACCAGAAACAATCCGTTGTCATAGCAGGTCGTCCATCTCACTCACGCCGTCTTTTGGCACAGGTTCTTTAGTGCAGTCGCCCTCTTGCCGTCCCATGCCGTTCTCCTCTTGACAAACCGTTAATTACTAACTATGCTAGCACCTAGCATAGTTTAGTAATTAATCTATAAATCCCATGCCGCTAATGTTGCGAACAGGCTGCGGCTCATTTGATTCAAGTTTTAACAATCCGTTAACCATCTCCGCTGCTTCATTGGCGCGAGCCGTTACCCGAATGTGTTCATCTCTTGTGCGGGCCAGCTTGATGTCGTTCTCGAGCCGCTCTGCATGCAGCTGTGCTAATTCCAAAAGTTGTTGGTTTGTCATCGTAGCTCGTCGAGCTCCTCGTCTGAGATGGTTGGTTGGTCAAGTTGTTCCGTTGTTGGTACTGCAGCTCCAGCTGTTGTTGGGGGGGTAAAAATTTTAGGCGGATCCTGATCCAGCTCCAGAACAACTTCCGCATCTTGTACGGAAGTGTCCGCAGCTGCGAGCTCGCCTTGAATAATGTTGGCTCCTGCTTTCAGGCGGGCAAGCCGTTCAGCAATAATTTCAGCGGGCGTACGGGAATCCTTTAACTCCACGCCGATGTCAATCTCCATACCTGCTCGCACGCCAGCACGGTCAAGTATCTCCGTTGCCGCTTTGAGGCGGACGGGTTCAGAGACAGCGGTCTCCATAAGTTCTTCAAGTTTGTCCACAGCGTATGGGGCAGACTGTAGAAGTTTTGCGCGAGCCCGTTCGATGTCCACGCCTGTCTTTTTTACCCCGCCGAGGTGGAGGCGACACAAGCCGTCATCTTTAATCCGTCCCGATGACCACAGCATGCAGCGCATACCCTCTGGGGTCTGGGCTCGACAGCGGGTAGGTAATGTTCTCGGCGCTCGCCGATCAGTAGGCGGGCCGCCAGCTTCCTGCTCTTTTATCCAAGCGCGGGTTGCCGCTAGTACCCAAGGGGGTACAAGTTTGCAAGCCTCTTGGTCAACAACCAGATCGAGGCCCGTCAAGTAGTCGGAGTTATTCTGAAGTGGTTCTGACAGCAGAGCTCGTTTTGCTGAGATGCTGATGAGACGCCGTTCCTTCATCTGCTCAAGCGAGCGAGCCTCGATGAGGTTGGTGGCGTGTCCGTTAGATGTGTAGACGGGAACCCATTGGTAGTTGTTGCCACGTAGGATGGCACGGTTCTCGTAGGTATCCTCAACGATGCCGCGGTCATGCTCGATGAGTCCGAGTTCGGACAAATCGGGCCGCATATCGGAGGCCGTTTGAATTAAAGGTTCGTCTGGTTCTTTGTCAGACGGTTCATCAAAAAGTTCGAGGTCACTCATTTTTTTACCCCCGAACTAGTCCAAGCCGAGGTGCGCTCTCAGTTCCTGACGCTTGTCGGCAAGTTGGGCTGCGTAGTACGCTTTTTCCGTTTTGGTACGGTACTCCGAGTTACGCAGCCTCTCCACCAAAGCCTCAATCTCGGCTTTAAGTTCAAGCTCTTTTTCGACGTGAGCTTCTAGTTGCTCTGGTGTCATTGCCATACTTAGGACTTCTTCTTTGCAGGAGCCTTCTTCGCTGGAGCCTTCTTAGGCTTTGCGATTTCAGCTTCAATCTTCTTGGACACTTCGGCAGCCGCTACGGTTGCGATACGTCCAAAGGCAGGATCCTTCTTGTTAACCCAGCGGAGTGCCGTTGGGATGATAGATGCCCATAGGGCGTTGGCTACAAGTAGCCATTCGCCAGAACCGAAGTCAAGTGGGGAGCCCACTCCGCTGGTCTGGCTGACAATCATTACTGCGCCGATGACCTGACCTGCAAGGTTACGGAGGTAGGACTCGAGTGCTGCTTTGTTCATCACGTTATCTCTCTAAGTAGGGTTTTCTAGTTTCTACTTGAAATATAAAATAACATACATAGTTGAAAAGTTTTTTTCAAAAATGCTGTGATAAACACACTCTCTATAAAGGAAGTTACAACCCAACTGGGTTGAAATGAGCGTGATTTAATACCTTTTTTGGTCTTGTACGACACATAAAAAATGCTGAATAAAAAGTGTTTTTATATGGCGTGTCGTTCACACATCGAGGAATTCTTCAAGCTTTTTTATAAGACGGCTTGAGTCATCTACAAATTGGTTTTTGCCTTTGGGCCAAGCACTCTCATTGAGTTCTCGGTGTCGGTGCCACCCACCTGCTCGAGCAATTCGAAGAGCGGTTATGGCTTCCTCTTTGGTCAGAGTGACTTTTTCCTTATCGCTCATTGGACTTAACCCTTTGCTGCTTGGCTTCCTGAAATTTCTTTTTGCGCTCTATGATTGATTTTTGTCTGACCTTTTGGATAGCCAACTCTTCCTTTGTCAGGACAACTACGGTCCGACTACTCATCGGGGGTGTCTGGCTTTTCGAGGATAGGCAACCGTTTCAAGATATCGGGATCATCACCTGCAAGGACATCGATGGCTCGACGAAGACCAAGGGTGTAGAAAGTTTTATCGTCGTCACCCATGGTCGCTTCCCACTCTTGGACCATCTCTTCGAGCTTTTTGATTTTCTCCAAGATGACCTCATTGTCAATCTGCTTATCCAATAGAGAGATTTTTGAATAGGCTTCAGGTGTTATCTCGTTGTTTTTGACCATCTCGGTAAGGGCTTTATTTAGGTCTTGAAATTCCATTAGCGTATCTCCTCAAGGCAGGTGTCACAGAGTAGGGCATCGAATCCTGTTGCTTCATAGGAGACTGTCTTGTACTCGGTAACTGCTACAGGTGAGATTCTGACATCCCCTGCTGGAGTTGCTTGAATCCCACATTTGTCACATTTTACTTCGGTAATCCACTCAACGTTTTTGTCTGCGCTGAAGGATGCAGCGATGGCTCGAGTCAGAGCGTGCTCTGCTCCTGGGCCACTGGTCTTTCGTAGGAACAGTCGGGTGTCCTCAACGAGGACGACTGGTCTGATGTTTTTGCATGGGCAGAAGTATCGAGTTGGTTGGCACTGGATTACCCCTGCTTCTGTCGAATGTTTGTTGACTGCGTGACCACAGAGGCAGACTCTTTTGTCACGACTTGGTTTACGAGTCAGAGCTTCATCTGTCTCAACTGCTTCTTCTGGGTTTATGCCTAGAAGTACTAATGCGTCTCTAGCGTTCGTCATTGTTGTCTCTTCCGTCTCTCATGAAGTTCCAGCCCATGATGTTTCTGAACTGGACATCCGTTTCAGCTTTTTCAATGAGTTGACCAAACATCTTCTCAAGGAACTCGCTTTTTCTTTTAGCTTCTTTGTACTCTCGAACGGCACTGATGATGAACACTGCAAACAGAACAGATAGAAAATTCACTGTCCCAAGGATTAAAATATCTACCCAGTTCATCGCTCATCCACCTTCAAAAGTCCATGAGCCATCAATTCACTAACCACAGATTCGGCATCTCTGGTTGCGATTTTTAACCACTCGTCTGCATCAAGTGGAACCCTTGTAGGGAACCACTCTTTCATCAAACGACCAGCAACTATGTACTTAACTCTCTCAGGAGTTATCGTCATTCCGTCTATCATAGATTTATTATTACCTACCGACTTAGTACTTGTCAACCCTAAATCCCCTTCTTTTTTGACTCTTCAGTGTACTATACACTATATCTTAAGTCAACTATACACTAGTCTTGAAGTTTTTAAGTTTCAACTCATTTCTCTGGGGGGGTAAATTTTTTTTTCATACGCGTCTAGGGATTTAGTTAAAACTTATAAACTATAACATAGTTTTTAGTTGTACTATCGTCAAAAATTCAAAAACTTTTTAATTTTTCTTGATAGTAGCGACCTTCCTGCAAAAATCACTACTATCGCCAAAAATTAAAAAACTTTTAAATTTCAACGATAGTGATAAAAAATAACTATCGCCTAAATCAAAAAACTTTTTAGCTTTTCTTGTTAGTTATTTTTGCCCTAAAAATGGCAGAAAAAAAGATACTATCAAGAATCTCCTAAGAAAAATTCTTGATAGTACAACTTAGAACTATACACTATGTCTAGAGTCAACCCTAAACAGTGAAGATGACCCCTTTATGGTGCTCGACCCTCACTAGGGGGTGTAGCCATATCTTGTAGCCAGCTTCTTTAGCCCCAACACACCAAGAGTAATCCTCACCCAACATGACAGGGAAGTTTGCTCCCTCAATCTCAATCTCTCGAATCTTGAACCATGGCCTAGCCATCTTCTCAAAGACCCCATGCTTCACAGCCAAAAATCCAAAGCCAACTCCATCAACCTCGATAGGGTCGCCTTCTACTAGAAAGTTCACAGCGTTCAGTGAAACAGGATGCCCAGCCTCATTCAACTTCATAGCTGCTATCCGTCCGTCTCGTCCAACAGCCACCATCCCAGAGATAATCTCCCTGTCAGATTTCAAAAGGGTCTCAAAAGCCTCCACCGACCAAGAGATGTCGGAATCTATCCAAAAGAGCTTCTCGTAGGTGAAAGCACCCCCACCCACCTCTACGGCTTCCCAGTCTGCCCCAGAACTATCGGTTGCAGTGTTCTCCCTAGCACTTGGCACAAAGGAGGAGTACTGGTTAATGAAGTGATAACTCAACCCACGCTTGTTTAGCCACTTAGTTGTCTCAATCAAACTCTTGACGTAATCAGCCTTTAAATCACTACCCGGCGTTGCAATCACTACGTTGTAATGTTTCATATCCACAATCTACTCCATAACACCTATAAGATGAATCCATGAAACGGAAAAAACTTAACGACGCTCTCCCTGAAAATGCAGCAGTTCTAGAACACACAGACACCCTTATCTATGACGTTCATTCACCGCAGGAGTGCGCCAAGGAGTTTTGTACCGTCCATAACCGCTCGAACCACCACATGCGCTCGTACCCTCAATACTTCAGGGAAGATATTGGAGTTATGGAGAGGACTTGCTCGCATGGCGTAGGACATCCCGACCCAGATGAATTTGCCATCAGCAAGGACATCTACCTAGCAATCCACGGATGCGACGGATGTTGTAGCGCACCACAATCTCTTGTAGTACGAAAAGACTTAAGGAACTTAGGCAAATGAACATTGAAGAAATCAAGCAGTCCATGGCTTTGGAGTTAATGCGCCAAGGAGGATGGGACCCAGAGCACCCAGAGGAATTCCCTATTGAATGGGATTTATCTCGACCAGATAGCCAGTACTCGCTTTGTCTTGAACAAGCATCTCATATGACGGAATTTCTTCTACAGCAGTTAATGCAAATCCAAGACCCAGAGTTTGAAGAAGAAGAAGAAGAAGAAGAAGAGCAGGAATCTTTTCTAGATCAATACGGCAACATCCGTAGAGAAAAGACCAATACAACATCTGCATGTCTTTTTATTTTTATGGACGCAGGTACTGGAAATCCTCGATATGTCTCAGATGTTAGAGAGTGGCTTGCAAATGTTGATAGAGCAGGTATCCCTGATGATACTGAAATTGAAGGTCAACTATATTTAGATTACGACCTAAAAGGTCCAATAGAAACTATTGAATGCGGAGAGTGTGGGAAGAAAGACGTTATCGTTTCTAACCACCATCATTGATGCTCAATCCTAAGGTAATGGCTGCTATGGCTAAAAAAGAGCAGGAGCAATTACCTACAAGCATTTATTATCTGTCAGGTCCTATGACAGGACTTGTTGATTACAACCGTCCTGCATTTAATGAGGCTGCAAAATATTTACGTTCTCAAGGTTTTACTGTTTGGAATCCTGCAGAGGAATTTGACCCCTCATACATCTACCCACGCAAGGTCTATATGCGTCGAGATATTGAAGCACTTTTAAAGTGTGAATCTATAGTAATGCTTCATGGTTGGCAGAATTCCGCTGGCGCTCGTTTAGAGCTGGAAATTGCTCGAGAATTGGAAATGAACATCTTCTTCTTAGGGGATAATAAACTAACTAAGGAGAACACATGAGACCCACACCAGAGAAGCTTCCAGAAGACATGCGTGACAAGTGTCCATATTGTGGACGCCTTCGTGAATATGATGATGGTCATGGTCGTCCACGTTGTCCAAAGCAGGGTTGTGCAGGACAGCACTCAGGTTGGAATAAGCCAACTAAGTAGCTTGCGCTACACTAACAACTCGTCTATTTTTTAACCCCATTACCTTTAACTTTTAGGAGTTTACTGTGAGTATCGCTTTCTCTTTTTCCTTGTCAAAAGACTATGTTGCAACATATAAGGATAAGAAAGCGCCATTTGGTTATACAGATTCAGCAGGTAACTCCGTAGGTGAGATTACTTTTCTTCGTACTTACTCTCGTAAGAAAGAAGATGGAACTAAAGAGACTTGGGCAGATGTCTGCGAGCGCGTAACCAATGGTACATACTCACTTCAAAAAGATTACGCAAAGTCACAACGTCTTCCATGGAATGATTCAAAAGCACAGTCAAGTGCAAAAGAATTTTTTGATCGTCTATTTAACTTGAAGTGGACTCCACCAGGACGTGGACTTTGGGTTATGGGAACTCCAATTGTTAATGAGCAGAAAAACTCTGCTGCACTTCAAAACTGCGCATTTGTTTCAACTGCAGAGATGACAAAGAACAATCCAGCAAAACCTTTTGCTTTCTTGATGGAAGCATCAATGCTTGGTGTTGGTGTTGGTTTTGACCAACTTGGTGCAGATAAAGATTTTACTATTTATGAGCCACAGGGTGAAGAGACTTACGTTATTCCTGATACTCGTGAAGGATGGCAAGAGTCAACCGTTGCACTCATCAACTCTTTCCTTAAGGAAGGTCAGAAGTCTTTGGCTTTTGATTACTCAGAGATTCGTCCTTATGGTGCACCTATTGCAACCTTTGGTGGGACAGCTTCTGGTCCAGACCCACTTATTCTTCTTCATGACATTATTCGCAAGATGTTCACTGGACGTGCAGGTGACAAGCTAACTCGCACAGATATTGCAGATATTGGTAATTTGATTGGCCGTTGTGTAGTCTCTGGGAATGTTCGTCGAAGCGCAGAAATCCTCATTGGTGACATCAATGACGAAGAGTTCCTCAACCTCAAGAATGCAGAGCGTTTCCCTGAACGCAACTCATACGATGCAGAAAACCCAGGTTGGGCGTGGATGTCAAACAACTCAGTCGCAGTTGAAGTTGGAACTGACTTCAACCCAATCATTGATGGAATTGTCCGCAATGGTGAGCCTGGCGTTATCTGGATGGATACGTCTCGTAAGTACGGAAGACTGGCAGACCCAATCAATAACAAAGACTGGCGAATCGCAGGTTACAACCCTTGTGCAGAACAGTCTCTCGAATCATATGAAATGTGTACGCTCGTTGAAACTTACCTCAACCGTCACGACTCACTCGAAGATTACAAGCGCACACTAAAGTTCGCATACCTTTACGCCAAGACTGTAACTCTTCTCCCAACCCACTGGGAAGAGACAAACGCAATCATGCAGCGTAACCGTCGCATTGGAACATCTATGTCAGGTGTTGCAAACTTTGCAGACAGAGTTGGTCTACCTACTCTTCGCGAGTGGATGGATGAAGGCTACGCAGTTATTAAAAAGTACGACACTGTTTATTCAGAGTGGCTTGGTGTTCGTGAGTCAATCAAGACTACAACCGTAAAGCCATCAGGAACCGTTTCAATTCTTGCAGGTGAATCACCAGGAGTTCACTGGACTCCAGGCGGTAAGTTCTTCAAGCGAGCAATTCGTTTTGGAAATAATGACCCAATGCTTCCACTTTTCAAGATGGCTAACTACACAGTAGAACCAGCATCTGAATCTCCTGAGACAACTAGCGTTGTGTACTTCCCAATCAAATCTAATGCAGAGCGTGCAGAACGTGACGTTACAATTTTTGAGAAGATGTCATTGGCTGCAATGGCTCAGCACTATTGGTCAGACAACTCTGTATCTGTCACAGTTTCATTTGATCCTGAAACAGAAGGTCAGCATGTAGGCACAGTCCTTCACATGTATGACGGACAGCTAAAGACTGTCTCATTCCTACCTTCAGGAAACTTTACATACCCACAGATGCCATACACCCAAATTACTGAAGAAGAGTATGAAGCTTCATTGATGAAACTTTTCCCAATTGATTTCAGTGGTGTCTACGCAGGTCTTGCATCTGATGCGATTGGTGATGCTTACTGCACCACTGACGCTTGTGAGATTAAGTTGATTGTCGAGAACCAGAAAGACAAGTAATGGCAACCTACGAGTACAAGTGCAAGAATGACCATCTTCAGGAGGTTCGTCGTCCAATGACTGCCCCTGAAGAGAGTGTCGTTTGCGAGAAGTGCTCGGAGCCTATGTCTAAGATTTACCATGCAGCACCAGCAATATTTAAAGGCTCAGGCTTCTACTCGACCAGAAAATAGGGATTAATGATGGGCGAGCCTATTGACGTGCCAGTAGGCTCCCCTTCATACTTACCCTAAGGAGGTAGAAATGATTCTAGAGACAACAGACATTATCGCCATTATTATTGCTTTGTTAGGTTGTATCACAATGATGGGCCTTTTCTGGAGACAGAATATGGCGCTTCAAAAACAAAATATTAGACTTAGAAAACGTATAGTTGAGATAGAAATGAAAAACATTCTTCATAAGTAGGAATGCTATGATTGAAGACCGAAGTACTAGGAAGGACAAAAATGGCAATTCAGGTACCGCACTTTGATGACCCTAAAGAGAAGGTTGCATGGATTCGTGCAAAGACACTCGAGCTAACTGCAGACCATGACAATCCTGCTATTGAAGCAGATCGCGCATCTCTTGATGCTGTCTATCGAGCAGCACTTGAAGACGCTGGGCTTGCTGATTGGGAACCCGCTGAAAATATGAAGCGCCCAACAGAAGTAGACCCATTTATTGAAGAGCATCTTGCTTCACCCGCTGAACCAACTGAGTAGTTGGAACGCGTAAAAGAATTTACAGAAACAGACCTTGTGAGTCTCTCACAGGGTCTTGTTTCTATTTCTAGCGCAATAACCTCTGACTCCGAAAAACTCAAAGAAGTTTACGATAGAAACTCTGACAAAATTGAACTGTACAGAATTCCTCCGTTAGAAAATGCCATAACTAAAGTTTTTAATATATTTTGGCAATCTCACATTTGTGGACAAATTGTTCTACAAATAAGAAATCAAACAGGAGTTGTTAGTTACTGGGTTGATGAGCAATTGTCTAATAGAAACATTGCTACAAACTCAGTAATTCTTTTAAAAGAGTATGCTTTTGATGTTTTAAATTTAGAGCTTTTAGAGGCTTATGTTCAGCCAGAAAATGTTAAAAGCCAACGTGTCTTAGAGAAGTCAGATTTTGCAAAACTAGAATCATTTTACAAACCTAACTCCCCAGCAAATGGCTCAGTTTTACATCTAATCTACAGAACTTACCCATAAGCCTTGTCATAATGAAATAGGGATATTCCCTGTTTTGTTAGTGTAAGGAACAAATTGGCTAAGACTCAAATGCCTATTGATGGCAAACTAGGAAAAGAATACAAAATTACTTCTCCATTCGGTTGGAGAATTCATCCTATTGAAAAGTACCGCAAGCACCACAATGGCGTAGACCTATGGGGAGCAGCAAAGAAAATCTATTGCGAAGCTTGGCATGATGGAACAGTTGTTGCTGCTGGTACATCAAAGCTAAAGAACCCAGATGGCTCTCTTGGTGGTGTTGGATGGTATGTCGATGTTCGATCAAAAATAAATGGCAATTGGTATGTAAGTAGATATGCACACCTAAGAGAAAACTCTTTAAATGTTATTAAAGGTCAAAAAGTTGAAGCTGGAACTGTTCTCGGAATTATGGGAAACACAGGAGCTTCTACTGGAAAGCATCTTCATTTTGAAATCTGCAGAGGTAAAACTCACAGATGGACTAGTGACGGAAGCAATTTTGTTGACCCATTAGCGTTCATAAAGCAGGTAATTACAGAAGAGTCTGAATCAATGGCTTAAATCAACTTTTTAAACATACATAAAATGGATTTACTTATTTTTATATGTTAAGGAAAGATTATGGCAAAAGCTCAGTTCCCTGTTGACGGCGTCCCAGGAAAAAGTTGGAAAGTTACATCTGCTTTCGGGTGGAGAATTCACCCTGTAAAGAAGACTAAGAAGCATCACAATGGCACAGATATTTGGGCTGGCGTAGAGCCTTGCTACATTGAGTCTGCTTATGATGGCAAAGTTATTACTTCTGGTCCATCAAACAAGAAGAAGGCAGATGGAGAGCCAGACGGCTTTGGCTACTACGTAACTGTGCTCTCTCAAGTAGATGGTGTCTGGGTTACCAATCTTTACGCACACATGGCGAAAGACTCGCTGAAGGTAAAAGTTGGTCAGAAGATTGAAGCTGGCACAGTTTTGGGTAAGATGGGCGCTACTGGCATGGTGACTGGAAAGCACCTGCACTGGGAGACATGGAAAGGAAAGACACACGGATGGTCAGCAGATGGCTCAGGATTTTTGGACCCAATCGAGTTCTGCAAAGCTGTAATTGCGAAAGAGAAGGCAGTTGCAAATGCACCGTCAGCAACACCAGAGACTGTACTTGCAAATCCAGAGAAGACAACCGCGAAAGCTCCCGTCACGAATCCATCAGCCTCTGCTCCTGCGAAAGCAAAACCGTCTACCACTCCTGCGGCTGCGGCAACTGCTAACGTATACAAAGTTGTATCTGGAGATACTCTTACTAAAATTGCGGGGCGTCACAACACAACTGTTGCAGTGTTGGTAAAGCTGAACGGTATTAAAGACCCGAACAAGATTAATGTCGGTCAAGTAATTAAATTGCCATAAACGTAAGATAAAATTCGTTTTATGAAAACAATCGTTTATACCTTACCTAACTGTTCCCAGTGTGACGCTACAAAGCGTTTGATGACAGCAAATAACATCGAGTTTGATGAGCTTGCTTTACAAGACTATCCAGACAAGGCTCAGGAATTTATTGAGCAGGGGCATAAGTCTGCCCCCATCGTAGACACTGGCTCACAGGTCTGGTCAGGCTTTAAGTATGAAGAAATAAAGGCTTTGGCCCAATATCTTGACACCCAGCGAGGCACGTCATAGACTGCAGGTAGAAGCAACAATAACGACAGGAAGACGAAACGACATGTCACTTGCACTCACCTGCGACGGACCTAGCTGTACAGCCAGCGTTGCAAACACTTATGCCAATAAAGCCGCTTGGGTATTAATGTCTCACAAAAATGAGGATAAGCATTTTTGCTCATGGAACTGCGTAATTACTTTTGTCAATGAGGTAGATGTCTTAGATGGTTTTGGGACAACGTAAGGTAGGCTTTCAATATGGGAAAAAAGATAATCAAGTTTGGTAAAAGCCATCCATATCCACCTTTACCTGTTCCAATAAGAAATGTCGTACCCGAGTGGTATAAAAAATCTCCTCGCTTTATTGATGGCAAGGAAGCAAGCATTATCTATACCGAACGAGGAGCACGTTCTAACATCGGAATGAAGATGTGTGTTCCATTCTTTGACCCTATGATTTCTGGATACACGGCGACCCTCTGGCAGGATGTACAAGTTACAAGACGTCCTGATGGATTAAAACTTGATTGGCTTGTCGATCCAACTCCAATTAATGATAGAAGTAATCATGGAATGGAGTTGTTGCCAATCCCAGCAGGGCACGTTCCTCAACAGTATGCATGGGTAACCCCATTCTCAGTTGAAACCCCACCTGGTTATAGTGTTTTGATTACCCATCCTTTTAATCGATACGACTTACCTTTTACAACTTTAAATGGCATCCACGACTCCGATTCAATTATGCCTCACGGTCATCTTCCTTTTTACATCAAAGATAACTTTGAAGGTGTAATTCCAGCAGGAACTCCTATCTATCAAATTTTCCCATTTAAAAGAGACTCTTGGGAATCAGAGTATGACGAAACTCTAGGAGAAAAAGCAGAGAAACGAATGTGGGACGGTATGACGAAAATGTTTGGTCATTACCGAAATAACATATGGCATAAGAAAGAGTACAACTAATGGACCTTCGGGATATAAAAAATGTAACCATCTTAGGCGGGGGCACTGCTGGATGGCTTGTTGCACTATATGCCAAAACAGTTTTGCCAACAAAAAAAGTAACTCTTATTGAATCTGACAAAATTGGCATTCTTGGTGCTGGAGAAGGTTCAACTCCCCAACTAATTTCTTTTCTTGACGTACTTGGAATACCAATATCGAAGCTTATTCGTGAAGCATCTGTAACTATTAAACAAGGAATTAAATTTACAAATTGGCATAACGGTGGAGACAGTGATTGGTTCTATCATCCATTTGTTGGCTTTGGCAATTGCGCAGCGGTTGAGATGAGTCTTGAGCGTTATGTTGCTGGAACTCCTGCAATTTTTTCCCAAGCAGTAAAAACACAAGACCCTCAAGAAGAGTGGTGTTTTGTCACAAGACTATGTGAACAAAATAAAGTTTCTTTTAAACCACTAAAGAATCAGATGTATTCAGGTGAAGACCCGATTTTTCAGTTTGACAAGATGGGAGCTTTTTCTCTTCATTTTGATGCCCGTAAATTGGCTGCTGTTTTATCTGAGATTGGGCAAGAAAGAGGTATTGTTCGAGTTGAAGGTATGGTCGAAGACTATAAAACAGATGAAGAAGGATACGTTACAGAGCTGACATTAGAAGATGGAAGTTCTGTAAAAACAGATTTTGTTTTTGATTGCTCAGGGTTTAATTCCTTCTTTTCTAAAAAGTTTAATAGCGAGTGGATTTCTGCTGAAGACCATTTGACTGTAAATGCTGCAATGCCATTCTTCCTTGAAATGGACGAATCTATCCCTTCTTACACTGAATCTATTGCTATGAAGTATGGATGGGCTTGGAAGATTCCTCTACAACACAGATACGGCTGCGGATATGTATTTAACAGTCGAATGATTAATGATGAAGAAGCGAAAGCAGAAATTGTAGAGTGGCTTGGTTATGAGCCCGAATGGCCTCGAGAAAAATCATTTGCATGGACTCCAGGTTATTTAAAAGAACCTTGGAAAAAGAATGTATATACAGTAGGTCTATCTGCAGGATTCGTTGAGCCACTTGAAGCAACTTCAATTTGGACAACAATTATTGACTGGACTAGTAACGTACTCGGTAACACCGAGCTTATGTATCTTAAAGACCAAAGCATTCAAGACCACTTCAACTCTCATTGGCGTAGTAGTCAAGATGAAGTTATTGCTTTTGTTTATGCTCACTATATGGGAGAGCGAACTGACACAGAGTTTTGGAAGCATTACACATACGATAATGCACCAGAACTTGCAAAAAAGTATTTAGACATTAATAATAAACGTTCCTTTATTATTACTGATTTTATCGGGCATAACTTCTTTGAAATAGATTCATGGTCTTATATTCTTATAGGACACAAGAATAAAAATTTCTATGAAAATCATAAGTTGTTTGATTTTTACAACTTTACAAGAACTTTTATGGATCATAGGTATGGTTCATTTAAAACATTAATACAACAAGTAGCAGATTTTGAAGCAGTCTCCCACAACGAATTTTTAGATGCTATGAGAGAGGAGGGGATCAATGAAAACCAATAAAACACCCAAGAATTACCAATACAAAGACCCAAACTTTTACACAAACCAAGAAGTCTTTGACGGAAATGTGAAGAAACATTTCCAGTGGGTCAAAGCACTAAAGACGATGGGTCAACGCAGTTATTGGAATATCCCCAATACAGTCGAGTTCTTAGCATTTACTACTAAAGCTCTTATTATTATTCCAGGTTTACTCTTTGGAGTTTCAATTTGGTGGCTCTACATCTTTGCGCTTATCACAAGTGTTCTATTGATTTGGTCAGCAACTATTAAAACACTGCCAACTCTTATCTGGTTTAACATTCTTTGGGCCACTCTTGCAACAACATTTTTGGTAAAGCACTTTATGGGACTGTAAATGGATTTTTCAAAGTTTCCTTACATTAGAGACTTAGGCGGACATGTAATTGATGTTCGTCGATTAATTGACCCCAACAATAAAAATTGGGGCGCAACTAATCTTTCTATTGGAAACTATAAAAATAAGTACGTTGGCGCTTTGCGCTCTAGTAATTATGTGATTATGCCTAATGGAAGCTATACAGTTACCGAGGGAAATCTGATTACTTCAAAATTATACTGGGGCGAGTTTAATAAAGATTGGAAACTAGAAAAGCTCAGGCAAATTGATACTTCTATTGCAGGAGATTTAAAGCGAGGCTTAGAAGACCCAAAAGTTTTTTATCGAGATGGCGCATGGCATATGACATGTGTAATTTTAGATAAAGAACAAATTCCATATGCACGTATGGCAGTTGCTCGTCTTGACCCAAAATGCACCAAGTTTGTAAGTTTTAAAGTTTTAGCTGGTATGGATACCCAGCGTCCAGAAAAGAATTGGATGACTACCTACGAAGAAAATCCATACTTTGATTTTATCTATGGTCCTAATGCCACAGTTCAAAACAACATGATGACAATGCTTTTCTCTGACGTCAGACAACTCTCTCAACTACGAGGAAACACTAATCTTCTGTCCCTTGAAGATAACACTTATCTTGGGGTTATGCATAGAACATTCATCAAAAACGAAGCAAAGTGGGCACCAGAAAGATTTAGTACCCAGAATGCTTCTCAAAGAAACTACATTCATTACTTCGTTAGGTTTGATCTTGAAGGCAGTATTTTGGAAGTTTCAAAAGGTTTTCAATTCTTTAAATCTGGGGTTGAGTTTGCAGCTGGTTTGGTCGCCCACAAAGATAATTTCTTAATTAGCTTTGGTAGAGAAGATGTTTCCAGTCATATCGCTGTAATGCCAAAGGACTTAGTTCTCAAATCACTATCCCCAGTAGGGTACTAAACTCTTGGTATGACCCTGCTAGGTTCTGGCACACAAAGCCAAGAAGACACTCGTACCCTTTATGAAGAAGGCGACCACGAGCGATACGCCCACTACGCTCCTAAAGAAGAGATTATGGAAGCGCTAGTTAACGGCACTCCAATTATGGCTTTATGCGGAAAGATTTGGGTACCATCTAGAGACCCTAAAAAATTTCCTGTCTGCCCAATGTGTAAAGAAATATACGAGCAGATAAATCATGACTGAAACTACTCAGATAGTAAAAATAGACAACGCCCCCTTAGAGTATATAACTCTTAGAGAGCGTTGCGATGCTTGTGGGCATCAAGCTTACTATCGTGTTACTTTTGAAGCAGGACATCTATTCTTTTGTAGACATCACTACATGAAACAAGAAGAAGCCTTTTTTGAGAAAGCTTTAGATATCGTTGATGAGTCTGAATTACTTTGAAGGCTTTGTAAAGTCTTCGATAGTAAATCCATCAGTTCTTTCAAGAACTACATAGGTGTAGTCAATAAGACCAAGGTTGCTTTCAAGATTATCTAGAACTTGTTTTACAGGAAGCTCTCCACATGTATACAAATCAAACTGCACTTTAGAGGGTTTATTCTCATCCCAGATGTGCATAGCAATGTGAGAGGTTTCGATCATAACTACTGCAGTTAGACCGCGGTTACCTTCTGCTGTTACGTAGGAGGCATAAGGTCCTTGAATGACCTTCATATCGATGGATTCAACTAATGAGCGCATCCAGTCGATAACGACTTTTTCTTCTGTCGGAGGATTTAGTGTCCACCCGTTTACTAGTAAATGGTTGTGTAGAGGCATAACTAAAGCCTACAACACACACTGACTATTCTTCGGTAGGCTCTTCTTCTGAAGCAGGTGTTTCTTCTACAATAACTGCTTCTTCTTCAACTTTAGGCTCATAGCGGACTAGACCAATCTCGTAGGTCTGCTCACCCTCTTCAGTCTCACGGACAACGGTAAAACCGCCATCACGCCACACAACGGTAGGTACAGGGTGTAAATCCTTGCAAGGACCGTCAACCATACAGTCTTGGACGTGGTTGGCAAAAACACGAGCATTATTAGGGAAGCTCTGGTAGCCACAGATACATTTCATAGTTTTATTCTACATCCAATCCTTTAGCCCGACGGCCTTCTTTGGTCTTGACTTTATTATGCACCCTACGGACCTTATCAAGACTGAAGGACCTCATTGTTTTATATCCAACTGGTCCCCCAACTACATCTAACCATTCAGAGTCAATTTTTGGGTTGTAGACGTGTCTGACAAAATTGAATCTACCTCTCTCCCCTTTGATAGATATCTCGGTCCCTTTGACAAGTTTGCGGCCATGGATAGTTGTTTCATGAGAGATGACCCAATGG